TGACTGTGCAAAGTGCTCTTTCATCAAATAAAGGTGTTCTGGTCCACGCAGTCCCATGCTTTCTCTTAAATGTAAGACACTTAAAAAAGCAAAATAGGGTGCCCGAGCAATCTCCTCAAGCACCCAAAAGCGTGGATAGTCTCTTCCCTGATAAAGGAAGTCGATGATGGCAATAGTTATACTTAACGTGATCTCATTTATCTTTGTTAGCATTGTCCCAATCCTTTTGAAATCTATCAAGTCCCTCACGAGTAAGGACATGACCGTACATATTCCAGAAGACACCAGGTGGCACTGTACAAACCTTTGCGCCATATAGGAAACATCTGGAGACATGATGTACATCTCTCAATGATGCTGCAAGCACTTGTGTATCACTATGATGAGCATTGAGAGTTCCTGCAATAGCACGAACTAACTCCACACCACTGAAGGAGTTGTCATTGCAGCGACCTACGAAAGGTGAGATGTATGTAGCACCTGCTTTTGCTGCCATGATTGCTTGTGCGACCGAGAAGATCAGGGTCACATTAGTTTTGACGTGCTGCTTAGAAAGTCTTTTACATGCTTTCAGTCCTTCGACTGTGCATGGAAGTTTGATTGTAATCTGTGGACCAATGCCGATAAATTGTTTTGCTTGTTCCATCATTTCATCAGCAGTGTCTGCTACCACTTCGGTAGAAACACTCCTAAGACTAGGAAATTTTACACAAATCTCTTCGGCAACGTCCCTTAAATTTCTACCACTGTTCAGGATCAAAGTTGGGTTAGTTGTAACCCCATCAAGTAGACCTGTATCATATGCCTTGTAGATTTCACTCACATCGGCAGTATCAAGAAATAGTTGCATGAATCCTCCTGTTAATCTGGATACCCGTCGTCATCGTAGTCTCTAATGTACAAGCGAGTCTTTGAATACTTATGATACTCATTGATTATGTACTTGTCCATATTGTCAGTAATCTGGTATCCCTGACTTATTAATAAATCTATAAACTCGTAAACATCTGGTTCTAAGGAAACCTTGTTCCTTACAAAACAAGAGAGGAACCCTTGTCGCCTCTCTTGAAGATAGTAGTCTTGACTGTTGCGCCAATCGTTTGGATGCATTAACCCTCCTCTACGAACGTCATAAGAATAGTACCACGTTCTCTTATATAGTCAAGGTGTGCTTTACCCCATTCGATCTTATGCCACTCTACGGTGCCATCTACCAGCAACATTACTATTACATTTCTCATTTTTTCTGCGACTCACCAGTATTTAGATTGGGATCTACTGCTGCTACTGGTTTTGGTTTTGGATTGATGACAATTACATCAGCACAGATCTTCGCATAAGGACTCTGGGGATGAAAATGTACACCAGACTTCATTGCTTCGCCACATTTAAGAAGTCTTACTAATTCAAAATCTAATCTTGCCTTGTCTGCTTCTGCTTGTTGCCTTTTAATTTCTGTTCGTGCTCTTTCCTTACATAGTCGCATGGACTCTTGATCCAGAGGCACTTGGAAAGATGCAGATATACCCATGTTTCCTGAACCAGTTAGATAACTCTCAGGATCCCAGTTATAGTTTCTGCTACCCATTAGGAAGGGTGCGATATTAAAAGTTGGACCTTGACATGTAACGCCAGATCCATATGTATTGATAGCAAAAGGACCTTGTAAAACCTGCACGGCTTGGTTAGTCACATTACCTGTTGCCGATGCTGAAGGTCCTGCAATGTTTGTATTGCTTGGTGCTGCTTGTGCAAATACTGGATTGCCAGATAAACTGGCAATTACTGTGTAAATACCGAGAGCGAGTTTGTAGTGCTGTCGGTTGTGGTTACTCGTTCTATCCATGTTTCTTTCGCGATTCCAGGTCCCATGTAAGTTTCAGTGAACTGGAAAGGAGCGCCTTGCTCGACGATTGTATAGGATGCGCCACGCGAAGGAGTAGCAGGAATATTGATATTAGTTCCTGTCACTGTATACGACTCTCCAGTTGTATATTCAATCTGTTTAATAGTCTCTACAAGTTCAGTACGAGATGTCGTTTCTGAAGTAATTGTACCTCTAGTAAAATTAGGTACTACTGGTGCTGCTAGGGAAGAAGAAGAAGACCCTAGCAGAAATAAAACTGCTAGGATGTTTTTCATTTGAATACACTGAGCTCAACAGTACGCTGACCGATTGCTGTAGTACCAACACCACCAGCAGTCACACTAGGAATGCCTGTTGATGATAGAGTACCTGCGAGTGAACCTTTAGTACCACCTAGACTAGAAGTGCTGTTGGAATAAAGGTTTGGTCCGTCGATTGCACCAGTTGTTCCATCCAATGCAGATTGAGATGTTACTACAGTGTCTCCGATGAAAGTGCTCTCTGAGAAAGAGAAGGACTGACCATCAGTATTAATACCGTAGGTTCCAGCAGAAACAGTTGCAGGTGCAGTTGCAGAACCACCTGTAAGACCACCCAAGGTAGTCACTGCAATGTTATCACCGCTGACGGTGTAAGAAGATCCCATTCTGATAGATTGAACAGCAGGACCATCTACGGTTAACTGTACAGAGTCGGTAATTTTACTTGTAATTTCACCAGCCTGCACTGCAGGAATAACGAAGAAAGACGCCGCTAGTGCGGTAATTACTCCCTTCATGATCGGTTTTTTGTAATAGCGGACTTAGCTATTTATGATATAAATATTTGCGGATCGCTTCGGGATCCACTACTACCTTCTCGCTTTTATAGGAGATCAAGATGATTACTACAAGTACCCTAGATTCTTTTTGGAAAGATTACGTTCCACACGCTGTAGGTCTGGATGACGTTTTCCATCGACTCGATTCGATGACACAACACAACGTCAAGTACCCTCCCTACAATTTAATCAAGCATGATAACAGTAATTACGAAATTGAGATCGCCCTTGCAGGTTTTAAGCAAGATGAGATCGAAGTATCTACTGAATCAAACATTCTCAGAGTTGCCTCAAAGACTAAGAACACAGATACTGAACGAAAGTATTTGCACCAAGGACTCTCGAAGAGAGCATTCAACTCAAGTTGGCAGATGGGAGATGATGTTAGAGTGAGTTCTGTTAACTTTGCAGACGGTTTGCTTACGATTAGTCTAATGAAAATTATTCCCGAACATCAAAAGAAAACAGTGTATGAGATCAAGAGAGAAGAAATTAATGCATACCTAGATGAACCAAGTTATTGATTGCTAAATAGAATTGGAAAAACGAATAAGGGAGAAGGGCTTGACCCCTCCCTTTTTTGTTTGTATAATGGAGGTTAATGATGCAATTCTATTACAACTTGAACCCACCTGGGTACGAAGGGGAATCTGATATTGTAACCATTGAAGCACCGTCTGAAGTTATGGACGTGCTGTTTCAATATTCAAAACAGATTTCCGATAAATCAAATGTTCATCAGAACAAAGCAGTCAAAGATGTTCTGAGGCAATCTGTAAACACTATTATTGAGAAACATAATGACCGTAAGAATCGTAAGACTAAGAGGCGGTGAGGACATCATTGCAGACGTGCAAGAGGTTCGTGATCGAGAGACTAATGAGGCAGTAGCAATTAAATTTGACACTCCATACTCAGTTGCAATTCATGCAGATGAGTTTAAGAAAGAAGTGAACAAGGCAATTAAATTGTCTAACCCTAAAATTGAAATGTTTCCTTGGGCACCACTGTCCAAAGAGAAAGAGATCTTCATTGCTTGGAACGAGGTTCTGTGTTTTTACGAACCACACCAGGCAGTGCTTGACCAGTATGGTACACTATGTAAGATGATTCAACACGATGGAGAAGAAGACGATGGAAGAGGAACTACAATCCAGTTCACAGACGAAGATATTCTTGCTCCGTAATAGCGGCAAGTATTACATCGGTGAAATTACAGAACTTGATGAGGAACCTGCATTCTTTGCCGAGAATGTTTATGAACTCGGTGAAGCGTATACCTGGGGAGATACTCAGGAAATTGCAGAGAGCAGAATTCCCGCAGAAGCAATTCTGATCGAATCCAAACCAGAACACTATCAACTGCCACCCGTTAACAAGGATGAGCACATCACTGAATCTTGGGAATGTGAGTACGTCACGCTACGTCCTTTCCCACGCTACACAACGCAGCGTCATGTTTTCTTGACAAGCGACCAGATCACGACTATACTGGACCCTGAACCCAAGGTTCTCGACCTTTATAATCGCCAGTCTGGATGAAGTTTTATACCAACGTACAACAAGTAGGGGACGACATTCTCTATCGCGGATGGGACCACAATGGTCGCGTCCACTTCAGAGAACCGTTTTCCCCTACTCTTTTTGTGTCTAGTCCTAAGGAGTCTGACTATAAGACTCTTGATGGACACAGTGTAAAACCTATCAAGTTCTCTGGTGTTCGTGATGCACGAGAGTTCATGCGTAAGTATGAAAAGGTTGATAACTTTAATGTTTATGGATACGAGCGATTCATCTATCAATACATTGCTGACGAGTATCCAGACGAGATTGATTATGATTTCAAAAGACTTGAAATCTACACAATCGATATTGAGGTTGCATCAGAGCAGGGTTTCCCTGATGTAGAATCTGTATCGGAAGAGGTTCTTTGTATCACGATGAAGAACCTAAATACTAAAAGAGTAGATGTCTGGGCGACGAGAGAGTTTGATGTCCCTGAAGGTGTCAATGTACACTATCAGTGGGATGAATCAACAATGCTCAAAGACTTTATTGACTTCTGGGTAAGGAACACGCCCGACATTATTACTGGTTGGAACTGCTATCTGTATGATATTCCATATTTGGTTCGTCGTATTGATCGGATCATGGGGTCCAAGTGGTACAGGTCTCTTTCTCCATGGGAGAAGGTGAACGAGCGAGAGATTGTGATTATGGGCAGAACTAATATTGCCTATGACATCATGGGTGTCTCCTGTCTAGATTATCTGGATCTTTATAAGAAGTTTACTTATACTAATCAGGAAAGTTATCGACTCGATCACATTGCATTTGTGGAACTGGGTCAACGCAAGTTGGATCACAGTGAGTTTGATACCTTCCGTGATTTCTATACGAACGGATGGCAGAAGTTTGTTGAGTACAACATCTTTGACGTGGAACTTGTTGACCGTCTGGAAGACAAGATGAAACTGATCGAACTTGCAACTACGATGGCATACGATGCCAAAGTGAACTTTGAAGATGTGTATTCACAGGTACGAATGTGGGACACTTTGATCTACAACGATCTCTCGAAGAGAAACATTGTTGTCCCTCCTAAGATTACATCTAAGAAGGACGACAAGTACGCAGGTGCATATGTCAAAGAACCGATCCCAGGATTGTATAATTGGGTTGTCAGTTTTGACCTTAACAGTCTCTACCCTCATCTTATTATGCAATACAATATCTCCCCCGAGACACTTCAAGATACCAAACACCCATCGGTCACAGTTGATAAAATTCTTAATAAGAAGGTAGATCTGTCTGGTTTGAATGGACTAACTGTGTGTGCAAATGGTGCAATGTACACCACGAAGCAACGTGGGTTCTTGCCTGAGATGATGCAGAGGATCTACGAGGAACGTAAGATCTATAAAAAGAAAATGATTGCTGCCAAGCAGGAGCATGAGAAGAATCCTAGTGAGAAACTAGAGAAGGATATTGCCAAGTTCAACAACATCCAGATGGCAAGAAAGATCCAACTCAACTCTGCCTATGGTGCCATTGGAAACCAATACTTCCGATATTACAACTTGGCAAATGCCGAGGCGATTACTTTGTCTGGTCAGGTCTCTATCCGCTGGATTGAGAACAAGATGAACAAGTATCTAAATAATCTTTTGCAAACCGAGGATGTAGATTATGTCATCGCTAGCGATACCGACTCAATCTATCTTAATCTTGGACCTCTTGTTAATAAATTTTTTAGTAATAAGTCTGGTGATAAAGCAGCAGTTGTTTCCATTCTTGATAAGATCTGTGAGGAAAAGTTGGAACCATTCATCGAACAATCTTATCAGGAACTTGCGGATTACGTTTCGGCATATGAACAAAAAATGAAAATGAAGCGTGAGACTATTGCAGACAAGGGTATCTGGACTGCAAAGAAACGCTACATCCTTAACGCATGGGACATTGAAGGTGTTCGCTTCACCGATCCCAAACTCAAGATTATGGGCATTGAAGCAGTTAAGTCTTCGACTCCTGCACCTTGCCGACAAAAGATTAAAGATGCCCTAAAAGTTATCATGACTCAGACGAATGATGATCTTATTCAGTTCATTGATGAGTTCCGAGAGGAGTTCAAGAGTATGAAACCTGAAGAGATCTCATTTCCACGAGGTGTAAATAACCTTGGTAAGTTCTCTGATCCAACTACAATCTATGGAAAGGCTACACCTATTCATGTCAGAGGTACACTATTGTATAATTTCTATCTACGCAAGCTTGGACTTACTAATAAGTACCCTATTATCCAAGAGGGCGAAAAGATTAGATTCCTCTACCTCAAAGTCCCAAACAAGATCAACGAAAACGTGATCTCGTTCATTCAAGACTTCCCAACAGAATTGGGGCTTGACAAATATGTAGACTATGATCTACAGTTCAACAAGAGTTTCCTTGAACCCTTGAGCACTATCATCAACACTATCGGTTGGAAGACCGAGAAGATCAATACACTGGAGTTTCTATTCGGATGACAAAATATATCGTTTGCTATCAAAAAGCATTTGGACTCTCTCCACGAGAAGAAAAAGAATTTACAGAGTATGATAAGGCACAATGGTTTGCAAACCAACTAAAAAAAGACAACTACATCAGCACAATTGAGGAGGTTAAGAAGTGAATTTTCTACACGATGTCGTAAAGGAGATTGGCAATGAATACGCTGGACTTGTCAGCGAGGGTGTCGCTGCTGGCGACTGCGATACTTTTATTGATACAGGTAGTTATATCTTTAACGCACTGGTTTCTGGATCTATTTACGGAGGACTCCCTTCAAACAAAATTACTGCTATCGCAGGCGAGTCGTCAACTGGTAAAACTTTCTTCTGCTTGTCTGTTGTTAAGCACTTTCTTGATTCTAACCCTGATGCTGGGGTCGTATACTTCGAGTCCGAGTCTGCTATTACAAAGGCAATGATTGAGGATCGTGGTATCGATTCCAAACGTATGATTATTGTTCCTGTTGTAACTGTACAGGAATTCCGTACTCAGTCGCTTCGCATCATCGACAAGTATCTGGAACAGAAGAAGGATCAGCGCAAACCCCTGATGTTTGTGCTAGACTCTTTGGGCAACCTGTCTACCACCAAGGAGATTGAGGATTCCTCAGAAGGGAAGGAGACTCGCGACATGACTCGTGCTCAAGTTGTCAAGTCTATCTTCCGTGTGCTAACCTTGAAACTGGGTAAGGCAGACATTCCCATGATTGTTACAAACCACACCTATGACGTTGTTGGT